AATACAGTTAGGAAAATTGCCCACATACTGATTGTCTGTATAGCTTCCCGATAAACTGACTACGAGAATAAAGATTCCCTCGCCCAACATATTAAATCCCCCAATAAGTAGATACCTTATCTTTAGCGTGTCCGATGCAATCACATTTTACTACTGCTTTGTGACAATTCATACACCTTCTAGTTAGCCCCATCTTAGTCTTTTCTTCGTCCTCTGCTACAATGTCGTCTTCCCATTGTTGTTTTAGTTCATGAACCGATACAAACTTACTATGCTCTATCATTTTAGCCATTACCAAAATACCTCCATAGTTTTATCACGTCTAATTAAATGCCCTTGTAAAGTGATCCTATATTCTTCAGGTACATAATCTTTCATGCTAGCTATACGATGATACTCCTTACCTGAATGTAAAACTAATTCTTTTTCTTGATAGGGTATGTGCTCTATTACCGCTTCATCATCTATCCAATCCATACCTCCTCCTGACTTAGGAAGTTTAATAGCGACTGTAAATGCATAGGGGTCTTCCTCTTCAAGTTCAAGAGTTGTATGAGGTATATCTTTGTGCCATTTGCCCCCTATGGTTAAAAACTTAGGGTCACTAGGAAATATATGAAATCCGGGCAACGCTAAATCATGTGCTAACTCAACGGGTTCTTCCAACTCTTGCTGCAATACATCTATAACTTTTTCATAAAGTTCTCCAAACTCTCCTAGTAGAATATCGTTTTGCCAGTAAGAATCTTTAGAGTAAGCGTCAGTCTTTCCATCAAGATATGCAGCGCGACCAAGAGTATAGAACGGATAATCTTTTGATCGATTAATCCATAAATCTCTCATGGCTAATATCTTATTGGCTATATCTTTGTTGTCGAAATCTAATATTTTTCTAATGTATTCCATATACACTCCACTATTGTGTAAGTCGTTCTACATCATAACACAACAATGTAACTTATGTGGATTTTTTGGTAGTTTTTTTGGTAGTTTTTTTAGGAGTTTTTTTCTTAGCTGTCTTACGCGCAACTGGTTTTTTCTTAACTGATTTCTTTTTGTATATCCCAGGTGTGTTTTTGTGTACTGATTTGTCTGAGTTTCTATCAAAAGAACTATTATCAGCAAACGAAACTATTTTAGTGTTCTTACGTGTATTCTTGCCGCCCTTACTCAACGGTTTAATATGTTCTACAGATGTGCCATCACCAACCTTTGCTCGACCTTCTTTAATAGCAAGCCGGCGGGCCTTATTGCGCTTAACCCTTTTATCTATTTGATCGGGTCTTGCTTTGTATTTGTTTTCTTTTTTATAATCTCTTGCCATTTTTATTTCCCATTGTGAGCACAACTAGCTACGGGACACCACCTGCAACCAAAGTTTGGTACGGCGTTAAATACGTCTGTGCTATAAGCAGTGTCAATTCTATGTATCATTTTACCCCATTCTTCAAACATTTCATCAACTTTGTTAATATTATAGTCTTCTTTTACAAGTTCTTTGCTAACTAAAAACATCAGTGCGGCTTTTATGGTCTCCACTTCTGGGAAGTGTTTAAATACCCCTACTCCCATTAGGGATAACTGTCTAGTGTCGGCATACTGACTTGACTTGCCTGTTTTGTAGTCTATAACTGTAGCTAGCTTTTTATCTTTGTCAATGATTAATAAGTCCAATACTCCACGCCACCACACATTGTCATCAAAAAAACCACATGGTTCTAAGTCTATGGTCAAGCCTATTTTATGTTCACAATACTTATCACCAGGAATTTGCTTGACTTTATCTAAAATAGATTGAAACATATTAAACTTTTCAGGTAAAGATACTCCATCTCTTACATATAACTCTGCTGCTTTGTGAACTTCGTTACCATATAAAAAATGTTTTTGGTTTGGGTCAGTTTTAACATCCTTAGCCACATACAAATGATAATACTGCTTAGGACATTTTTCAAAAGTTGTTGCCGCAGAGTACGACCATGTTTTTAGTTTAGCCATTATTTAGCATCCATATAGTTATCTCCGACTCCTATTTCACAGTCGAGGGGTAAATCGGAACACCACTCGGAAGGCTTTGTCATACACTGCCTTACAAATGATACGCATTGTTCTACTTCTTTTTCAGGGCAGAGCATGACTAGTTCGTCATGTACTGTCATAACAACTTTGTATTTCTTAGACACTTCTATAAGTTGATCACCTATAATATCTCGTGCCAATGATTGTATACATCTTTGAAATACTTTAGCGGGGTGTATATACTCAGGTATTATTTTGTACCCCAGTTTCTTGTCGTACACCCATGATTCTCGTCCATCTTCGGTTACTATTTTTCTAAGATTGGGTAGTCCTAATACCATGCCATTAGGTTTTAACATTCCTATCCTGCCTTCGCTTGTAATAATATTGTTCTTACCCATAGAATATAATTGCCCTGCTCTAACGGCTTCTAACATTTCACCGGCATCGCTCCACGCTCTTAGTAAATCAGGATTGGCGTTTCTATAGGCATATACAATATTTTTAACTTCGTTAAGTTCTTTCTTTACACCACCTTGAGTTAGTATAGCGTGCATTTTGTTTGCTCCAACACCATATATACCTGATAGATTTACTACTTTAAATATAAAACGTAAGTCTTTGTCAACTTCGTTATAGTCAACTCCTGTAATTTCCGAAGCTGATTGCTTGTACAAATCAATGCCCTCTCTAATTGCGGTTATTTTATTTTCAGATTGCGCAAACCAGTAAGCTAAGCGTAGTTCAATATTACTTAAATCAGAAGTTACTATTTTAAAACCTTTGGGAGCACACATAGCTCTTCTTAGCTCGGATGATCGAGGAAGGTTTTGCAGATTAATACCATCCACTCCGCTCCATCTATGTGAAACTACTGCGCCTGAATACTTTAAAGGCACAGGGAGAGTACCCCTATTAGCTATATGTATAAAGTTCTCTGTACGTGTTTCCTCGATAGTAGATTTGTTTCCTACTCTAGCACACGCCAATGCTTGTATATATGGGTCTTCGTGTTCTAATAATTCTTTAAAGCCTTCATCTGTTTTAGCTAGTGCATATGTTTCTTTGTTTGTTGTGAGACTTATCTTCATGGGTACTTTTACATTTAAACTTTTAAGTATCTCAGCAAACTTAGGGTTGCTCATCAGTACATCTTTATCTACAGCCACACTATCTAAAAGTTTTTCCTTCTTATCTTTCACTGCGGCCAAATGTCTAACTAACAAACCTTTATTCAAAACAAGTGTTGGTTCTGTAAACATACGAATAGTTAAATCTACAAGTTTTAATTCTTTAGACTTATATTGAGGGAGCAGTTGATAGAATAATGCGTGAGTTAGATCAACATCATTTATGCAATACTGACCATAGTTGTATAACTCATTCGGTGAAAAATCTGATCGATGCTTGCCTAAAGCATCTAAAACTTCTGTTCCTTTCTCGCCTAGATTATACAAGTGTGATAGATTTTTAAGAGATACAGATTCAGTCAAACCATGTAATATCGTAGCCATTCCCATAGTGTCAAACAAACCCAAAGGGTGTATATCAAAAATCCAACTTAATATAGCACCATCAAACCTCATGTTGTGCCCTAAGGTAAAAGAGTTTTTAAAATTATAAGTGTTTAAAAAACTTTTAATCTCGTCGTGTGTTCCTGATTTCCACACAGTAGGGGTATCATTTTCTTTAACTGCTACCCCTATAACTTCAAATTTAGGGTCTCGTATGTAAGCTTCTGTTGTATATTTTTTTAAACCATACTGCTTGTCATAATAAGTTTCAAAATCTATTGTAAGTAAGTTCAATTGGTTCCTCTCGTTTTTGAAATTTTAATACACACACCTTTTAAATCTCGTGTGTGCCCACACCACCATTTTAAATAAAAAAATGTAGCGGGTTTTCCGCACATGTTACAAACTCTTTCGATCACGTTATATTTTGTTCGCATATTTTATATGTTCATCTCGGCAGTCTGAAGAACACCATCGTCTGCCATCGTTTTCTTTCATTAACTCCTCACACCATAAACATTTGTTAGTTTTATTCTTAGGAGTGTCCACAATTTTTATACTGCCTAAAGTTACTTTTAACCTATTCAGTATCTCATCGTTGGCTCTATCTATATCATCACTCATCTTTATTCTTCTCTTGTTCAATTCTTTTATTGGCATACCAAATCATTTTTTTTAAGTCTTCTGCTACGTTACCCTTGTGTAAACACCTTAAAAGATATTTACCACACTGCCAAAGCAACGGATCTTTTATAAAAAATTCTTGTAGTATATCAAAGACCTCCCATTTTGTACTTGTATAATGAGGAGGTTTATTAACCATATCAATTTTTTTAGTCATCTATATTCGCTATATGTGTACCTCTAATAAAAGACTCTAGCATACTAATATTAGTTTCGTCAACAAGCAACGCTTTACCATTTGATTTAGATATATCTCGGAGATGTTTCTGTTGAAGTGCTGTGGGTTTGTTTCCATTGGCTTTGCACTCTATACCAATGAAGTGACCTTTATAACAAGCTATAATATCAGGAACTCCTGAACTCATATAGCCATTGGCCACAGGAAAAAAGTGATAAGCATTAAGTTCTTTAAGCTTTTTAACTACTTGTTGCTTAACCCATTTTTCTGTGACTTTGGTTTTTTTCATCTACTCATGTATTATGTTTTTCCTTTTAAACTATAACACATTTTTAATATTGCTTTAATTATTTTACCTTCTATGTTGGAAGGCTTATTACGTAATTCTTTTCTATGCCTTCTCAATACAAACGATAAGTACTCATCGTCTTTAGCTTTTTCGACTAGCACAAAAAACCTACCATCTTTCATACCAACACCTTTGACGTGTTTTCTGTCAGGAGAAAGTTTTAATACTGAAACTTGCTCTTTTTCTTTTTTAGACATGCTAGTGTATTTAGAGTTTTTATCATATATTTTCATACATTCTCCATAATAGAATTTACTTTCTGAACTATGTCAGCACGTAAATCTGCGTGTTCTCTCAACTCAGAGGGTGACACACCCATAAGAGACTTTTCTAGTTTTACTCTAACTTGTTCTAGTCTCGGGTCTTTTGTAACATTAAGCTTTGTTAACAACTGAGTCAAGTCTAACGCATTATCTACTAAGCTATCTCGAAAGATTTTTTTGTCATTACCACTTAATCTTTCTACGATATGTTCTACTGTCTTGTGTACTCTAGACCACGCATCATTCATAGCATGATTGACTCTATCATCATAAGCTTTTTGATATTCTTCTTTCAGCTTATCTTTCATGCTAGAGTTTATGTCAACTCTAAAGTCCCCTGCTTCAGGCACAGGCATAATGGTATACTTTAGCTTAAATCGATTAGCTATGACGTCGACCTCTGGATAGTCGTCTCGGTTAAACAGATTACCTAACCTGTATCCCATGAC